AAAAACATATATCAAAACTAGCAGGCGATTTAAAGTACGACGAAAAACATCATTAAAATAAACAGAGTAAACTGACAAATCAAAACAAACATTTAACATTTAACATTTAACATTTAACATTTAACAAAAAAATTATGGCAAATTACATTAAAATTAAAGCAGCAGACATTAGTGTTGCTGATCAACTTTCAGACGTATTAATTGGAAACGTTGACTCTGTTTTTCAAGGACTAGTAAACGGAGACCCTTCTGCTGACAAATTTACAGTTTACGCTGACGGAAAAAGTTATTTATTTACAGTTACTGCAAAAGGTAAAGAATGGGCTGATCAATTTATTTCAGCTGTTACTGCTAACCCAGGTGGTATTATGTCAATTGTACAAAACAGTACAGGTGTAAAAGTAACTGACTTAGTTATAGCATAACAATGCAATCTAGAGGATTAGGCGACAGTATTGCTAAGTTCACTAAAAAAACAGGTATTAAGACCATTGTAGATAAAATGTCTGATGGTCTTAATTTTCCTTGTGGTTGTGAACAAAGGCAATCGTGGTTTAATGAAAAGTTTCCTTACAACAAATAACATGGCATTTAAAATAACACCACCGTTCGACTTAACAGATATGAGCACCTCTATATTCGAAAGAGATATGGGTGAAGATCCTGTTTATGCTAGAACTCCTAAAAATGGTGTTATAGTTTTAAATAAAGATTTAAAAGATCCTATTGAAAAAGCTAAAACTATCGCTCATGAGAAAGTCCACATAGATCAATACAAAAGTGGAGAGCTTGATTACGAGGTTGATGGTGCTGGTAAAGGTTATGTTGATTTTAAAGGAAAAAGATTCGATTATTCAGTAATGCAAAAAGGTAAAGGCCCGTGGGAAAAACCCGCTTACGCCGCAGAAAAAAAAATAAGTAAAAAAATTATATAATGGCAAAAAAAATGAAAACAAACCAAGATGGCGGTGGTGAAAGCTCAACTGCAGCAGCTGGTGAACTAAGAAACAATCAAAAAGGTGCGGCTAAATATGCTCACCATAAAGGAGCAGCTGATTATAGCGTAAAAAAAGGATCACACGATCACCCACACGGAGCACCTAAAATGGGTTACAAACAATCATTTGGAGCAGGTAAAGCAAACTGCTATGCGAAAGGTGCTGCTAAGGTAGCGGAAATAATGACATTTGGAGCTTCTAAACATGGTTATCATAAAGGAGCTGCTGATTCAGGTCACGGTGGACCTGATGGTCATACTCATCCTACTATGACAACAAGATCTATAGAGACTTCAGGTGGTGGAAGTTCTTCTTCTACTACAACTGCTAATGGAAACAAAAGCGCTGTTAAGGGAAAAGAAAAACAAAAAGTAAGCAGAGAGACAGCTTACAATAATAGAAGTTCGCAATATAAAGATATGAATCGAGATCAATATAATAAAGAGATCGATGCATATAATGCGAAGAAAAAGAAAAAGAAAATTAATTCAACTTCATCAAATTCTTCTTCTAATAATACTAGTAGCGGTAACACGGTTAGAAAAAGTGAAACTATAACTTCTAAAGAATCTATGGCTGCGGTTAAAGAAAAAGGGGAAATAGCAAACTTCAATAGAGCTCAAAAAAATGCGTACAATAAAGAGATGACTAACATAAGAGCGGCTAACGATTCTACCGCCACAGCTAATGCATTTTTAAACAAAAGACCAGCTCACATGCAAGATGATCAAAAAATTATAAATGCAGCTGCTAATAGAGGTGGTAAAGCAGCGTTTAATACTAGAATAGACAGTGGTAATTTTAGTATAAAAGAAGCTGCAGCTATTTATAAAGAAGGTCGAAAAATTAGCGGAAGATAATTTTGAAAAAAATATTTCAATGGCTTACAGGTGGCGTTATCAAAGAAGTTGGTGACGTCATCGATAAGTTAACTACTACAGATGAAGAAAAGCTACTGATTAAAAAGCAAGTTCAAGAAATAATGAACAAAGCTAATACTGATGCAGAGAACCAAATAACAAGGCGTTGGGAAAGTGATATGAAGTCAGATTCATGGCTTTCTAAGAACACACGACCTTTGGCTCTTATATTTCTATCAGTTATGGCTATAGCTTTTATATGGGTTGACAGTCATCACGAGATATCTTTTACAGTAGAACAAGAGTGGATTGCGTTATTAAAGCAATTACTTACAACTGTTTATATAGCGTACTTTGGTTCTCGAGGTATGGAAAAATTCAAAACTATAAGTAATAATAAATAGTAGGAATATTAATTAAATCAAATTAAATGAAAAACTTAATTATTACATTAGGTCTTTTCTGCTCTGTGTTTTCATATTCACAAGATAGGAAAGATTTTGCAGGCGTGTGGCAAGATGTTAAAAATGACGACACATTATTAGTAATTTATCACAACAAAACCCTAGGCTCTTTAAAGTTCTGGAATTTTAAACTAGACAGAGAGTGGAGTATAAATGAAGATTTTTTATACGAAGAAAATGGCTTAGTAAAAACAATGCATGAAGATGCTTTGAATAGTGTTAAATTTTCAAACCAATATACGTTAAAAGATGGCGTATTAATAAAAGAAGCAAATGGTATGTTTCAAGAATTCACTAAATTAAATTAAATTAAATTATGAGTAAAGTAAACAAGATTAAAGACGAAGAACTACAAAAAATTGTAGAAAAAACTAAGGAGCAAAACGAATTATTAAGAACAATAGGTGTTCTTGAAACTCAAAAACAAGGTGTTTTAGTTCAGTTAGCTAGCAGTAATAAAGATCTAGAGGAAATTAAAAAAGAACTAGAAGATGAATACGGTCAAGTAACTGTAAACCTAGAAGACGGTAGTTATACTGAAATCGAAAAAGAAGATGACAAATAATATTAGAAAGATCAGTATCGGATCTGACTACAAAAATGATGCTATGCATTATTCAGTAGGGCAACAAGTATATGGTGGTCATGAAATATCACATATATTGCTAGATGACTCTGATAAATCTTATAATATACACATCAAAAAAAACAACGACGTATTGCCATGGAAAAAATTTAATTCTAACATGGCAATATCAGTTGAATATGATTTAGAGTATTAATGAGAAGTTTATATGACTTTATAGTTAAACCTGTAGGAGAAGAATATGACAATGAAAAATCTATAGGTGATAAAAAAATTATATTAAATACTAAAATAGAAAGTTTTAAATTTGTAAATAATTTAGCTGAGGTTGTAGAAACACCTAAAGCATATGAAACTCCTATTGAAAAAGGTGATTTAATAATAATACATCACAATGTTTTTCGTACGTTTTACGATATGAAAGGCGTTAAAAAGAAAAGTAGATCATCTTTTATAGATGGTTTATATTTTTGTGCTTTAGATCAAGTGTATCTTTATAAAAAAGATATAAAATGGAAGTCTATAAACAGTAGATGTTTCATAAAACCGTTAAAGATAAAAGACGGATTAGAAGTAGCTAAAGAGAAAAAGCTTATTGGTATATTAAAAATAGGTAACAGCTCGTTAGAAGCGCTAGGAATAAACGAGGGTGATACTGTTGGTTATACTCCATATGGTGAATATGATTTTATTGTTGACGAAGAGCGTTTATATTGTATGAAATCAAATGATATTGTTATAAAGTATGAAAACGAAGGAAACGAAGTTGAATATAATCCACGCTGGGCAGGTAGCAGTTGAGGAGTTAATAAAGGTAGCTAAAGAACCTATAGTAGATTCAGACGATGACATATCAGCTGACAGACTTAAAAACGCAGCGGCTACAAAAAAGCTAGCTATATTTGATGCTTTTGAAATATTAAGCAGAATACAACAAGAAGAGGAATTATTAAACGAAAAACCTAAAGAGATTAAGCAAGAAAAAGCTTTTAAAGGTTTTGCTGAAGGTAGATCTAAATAATGTACGAGCAGCAGTTATATAAAGTATTAAATAACTATATAGATTCTAAAACTTTAAATCATAAGAATAAATATAAGAAATGGGATTACGGTTATAATGAAGAATATGATGTTGTTGTTATAAGTAAGACTGGAGAGATAGGTGAGGTTTATGAGATACAAAACTTAAAAATTGCATTACCTAAAAAACATGATGTAGTTGAATTTGATAATAACAAATGGAGTTACTCAGGTTATCCTAAGGAATTAAAAAAAATAAAATCAGTATTTGACTGGGAAGAATACCCTTTAGATTTTAAAGAAAAATGGTATGATTATATCGACAAAGAGTTTACAAGGCGTGAAGAGGGTTTTTGGTTCATTAATAAAAATGTTCCTACTTATATTACTGGCACTCACTATATGTACTTGCAGTGGAGTAAAATTGATGTTGGGCAACCAGACTTTAGGGAGTCAAACAGATTATTCTATATATTCTGGGAAGCTTGCAAAGCAGACACAAGATCTTACGGAATGTGTTATCTTAAAAACCGTAGATCTGGATTCTCTTTTATGTCATCAGCCGAGTCAGTTAACCTTGCTACAATATCCACAGATTCAAGATTTGGCATACTGTCAAAATCTGGTCCTGACGCAAAGAAAATGTTTACCGATAAAGTTGTACCAATATCAGTCAACTACCCGTTCTTTTTTAAACCAATACAAGACGGTATGGATAGACCAAAAACCGAACTTGCGTACAGGGTGCCAGCCTCTAAATTCACGCGTAGAAAACTTGATGATAACACTAAGTTACAAGAAATCACAGGTCTGGACACCACTATCGATTGGAAAAATACAGGAGACAACTCTTATGATGGTGAAAAACTAAAGTTATTAGTTCATGATGAATCAGGTAAGTGGGAAAGACCAAACAACATATTAAATAATTGGCGTGTTACAAAAACAACACTTAGACTAGGTAGTAAGGTTATAGGTAAGTGTATGATGGGAAGTACATCAAACTCTTTAGATAAAGGTGGTGATAATTTTAAAAAATTATATAACGATTCAGATGTTACAAAAAGAAACGCCAACGGACAGACTAGCTCGGGACTCTATTCTTTGTTCATACCTATGGAATGGAATTACGAAGGATACATTGATTCTTATGGCATACCTGTCTTCGACACACCAAAAAAACCAGTTGAAGATCCTCACGGGACTAAAATAAAAATAGGTGTAATAGAATACTGGCAAAATGAAGTAAACGGTTTAAAGGAAGATCAAGATGGTTTAAATGAATTTTACCGTCAATTTCCAAGAACTGAAGAACATGCTTTTAGAGATGAGGCTAAATCATCTTTATTTAATCTAACTAAGATATACCAACAAATAGATTGGAATGCTGATTTAAAAAACAGCGGAATAATAACTCAAGGAAATTTTCAATGGGTAAATGGTGTAAAAGATACTAAGGTATTATTTATGCCAAGCAAACAAGGTAGGTTTTTTTTATCTTGGACACCACCTATTGAAATGCAAAACAGAGTTGTAATCAAAAATGGATTAAAATGGCCAGGTAACGAACATACTGGAGCTTTTGGTTGTGATAGTTATGACATATCAGGTACTGTTGACAGAAGAGGTTCTAATGGTGCTTTAACAGGTTTAACTAAGTTTAGTATGGAGAACGTTCCACCTAATCATTTTTTCTTAGAATATATCGCTCGTCCGCAGACAGCTGAGATATTTTTTGAAGATGTATTAATGGCTTGCGTTTTTTATGGTATGCCAATACTAGCAGAGAATAACAAACCAAGACTTTTATATTATTTTAAAAGAAGAGGTTATAGAGGTTATTCAATGAACAGGCCAGATAAAAAATATAATAAGCTTTCTACAACAGAAAGGGAGATAGGCGGAATACCTAATTCAAGTGAAGATATTAAACAAGCACACGCTGCGGCTATAGAGTCATATATAGAAGAATATGTAGGTTTAAAAGAAAATGGAGATTACGGTGATGTTTATTTTCAAAGAACATTAGAAGATTGGGCTAAGTTTAATATAAATAATAGAACATCTCATGATGCTTCTATAAGCTCAGGTTTAGCTATAATGGCTTGCAATAAAAATAAATATAGACCAAATCCCGTTATTCAAAGAAAAGTTTATGATTTAGGTTTTAAAAAATATAACAACAAAGGTACATTGTCAAAAATAATCGAATAGATGAAAATATATACTAATTCAAATAGCGCTTTTCCAAGTCAGGTAGTACCGGACGCGGAAAAAGCTTCATGGGAGTATGGATCTCAAGTAGCTTCCGCTATTGAAACTGAATGGTTTGACCAAGGAAGAACTAACGGTAATAGATACTTAACGAGTTGGAATAACTTTCACAGTCTAAGACTATATGCTAGAGGCGAGCAGCCTACACAGAAATATAAAGATGAATTGTCAATAAACGGTGATTTGTCTTATTTAAATTTAGACTGGAAACCAGTACCAGTTATATCTAAGTTTGTAAATATAGTTGTAAATGGTATATCACAAAAAGAGTTTGATATAAAAGCTTTTTCACAAGATCCTGAGTCGGTTAAAAAAAGAACCAACTACGCAACAGCTATTGCTGAAGATATGTTCGCTAGAGAGCAAATAGCTTTAGCCCAACAAACATTAGGTATTGATGCTTCTCAGTCTAATATACCACCACCATTACTACCTGAAACAAAAGAAGAATTAGAGCTGCACATGCAGCTAAGCTATAAGCAGTCAATTGAAATAGCAGAAGAAGAAGCTATATCAACAACACTAGCTAAAAATAGATGGGAGTTAACTAAACGTAGAATTAATGAAGATTTAGTGGTATGTGGAATAGCTTGTGCTAAAACAAACTTTAATAAATCTAATGGAGTAACAATAGACTACGTTGATCCAGCTCATGTTATATACTCTTATACAGAAGATCCTAACTTTGAAGATATATACTATGTTGGTGAAGTTAAGTCTATAACTATACCGGAACTTAAAAAACAATTTCCGCAAATTAGTGAAGAAGAGCTAGAGAAAATACAAAAAATGCCTGGAAACAGGCAGTACATAACAGGTTGGGGTAATTATGACGCTAACACTGTTCAGATACTATATTTTGAATATAAAACTTACATGAACCAGGTTTTTAAATTAAAACAAACAGATAATGGTTTAGAAAAAGTTATTCAAAAAACGGATGAATTTAATCCACCGCCGGCAGATACTTATGATAGAGTTTCAAGAAGTATTGAAGTACTATACAGCGGCGCTAAAGTCTTAGGCACTAATACTATGTTAAAATGGGAATTAGCTGAAAACATGACAAGACCAGCTTCAGATAGTACTAAAGTTGAAATGAATTATGCTTTATGTGCACCTAGAATGTATAAAGGTAGAATAGAATCTTTAGTTAGTAAAATAACTGGTTTTGCTGATATGATTCAAATAACTCATTTAAAAATGCAACAAGTATTGTCTAGGATGGTACCAGATGGTGTGTTTTTAGATATGGACGGTTTAGCAGAAGTTGATTTAGGCAACGGTACAAACTATAATCCAGCAGAAGCATTAAATATGTATTTTCAAACTGGTAGTATTGTTGGTAGATCATTAACGCAAGATGGTGAATTAAATAGAGGTAAAGTACCTATTCAAGAATTAACATCATCAGCTAGCGGTGCTAAATTACAAAGTCTTATACAGACTTATAACTATTATTTACAAATGATACGTGATGTCACGGGATTAAATGAAGCTAGAGATGGTAGTATACAAGATAAAGACTCGTTAGTAGGTATAGCTAAAATGGCCGCTAATCAATCCAATATAGCAACTAAACATATTAATCAAGCTAGCTTATATTTAGCTCTTAGAATATGTGAAAACATATCTTTAAAAATAGCAGACGTATTATCTTTCCCTTTAACAAAAAACGCTTTAATTGAAAGCATATCTCTTTATAATGCTCAAACATTAGGTGAAATATCTAACTTAAATTTACATGACTTCGGTATATATTTAGAGTTAGAACCTGATGAAGAAGAAAGAGCTCAGTTAGAGCAAAACATACAAATAGCTTTAAAAAATAACGGTATTGATCTTGAAGATGCTATAGATATTAGACAGATAAAAAATCTAAAGCTAGCTAATCAACTACTGAAACAAAAAAGAAAAAAGAAAATAAAAAGAGATCAAGCTCAACAAAAGCAAATGATTGATGCACAAGCGCAGGCAAATGCTAAAGCCTCTGAAGCTGCTGCTATGGCTGAGGTTCAAAAGAATCAAGCTATGACAGAGTCTAAAGTTCAAGTTGAACAAGCTAAGTCTCAGTTTGAAATACAACGTATGCAAACAGAGTTAACCGTTAAGCAACAATTAATGGCTCAAGAGTTTGAATACCAAAAACAACTAGCTCAAATAAAACTAGGTGTTGAAAGTGAAAAAGAAAAAGAAATAGAAGATAGAAAAGACAAAAGAGTTAAACTACAAGGAACTCAACAAAGTCAATTAATAAATCAACGACAAAATGATTCTGCTCCTGTAGATTTCGAAGGAACAGACTCATCGCAACTAGGCACGTTTGGTTTACAAAATATGATGCCGCCTAGTTAACATTTAATAATTATATAATATTTTATCATGTCAGAAGAAACAAAAGTAAACGAACCTGTCAAGCAAGAAGGTGAGTTTAAAATCAAAAAAAAGAAACCTAAAAATTTAGGAAATCAAGGTAAAGATAACTTAATAAAAGTAGATCTTACTAAACCAGAAGCTCAGGGTGAAGTTATACCTGAGGTTACAAAAGTCACAATTCCTAAAGATGCATTAAAAGAAGAAGACAATGCCATTCAAATCGGAGAAACAGAGACAGTGGATGTGGGCGAACAAACCGGAGATAGCACTAAAGTGGACAAACAAATACCAGAGTCCAGCGAGGTTATTGAAGAAATTACACCAATCCAAGAAATAACAGAAGAAGAGGTAAAGGAGATAACACAAGATGTTAAAGAAGCTAAGAGAGATGAAAAAGTCTTAGGTAAACCTTTACCAGAAAACATAGAAAAGCTAGTTTCATTTATGGAAGAAAC